CAACTCCGCCACGCGGGGCAGGGTGTCAACCGCCAACGGGTTCACCGCGGCGACGCGGGGCAGGGTGTCGCGGAGTGGATGTTGGCCTTAGCAGAACGCTTACGTCGGGTGCGAGTGTGCTGTGGCGATTGGGCGCGCGTCTGCGGTAAGACACCGACGGTCCACCAGGGGTTGACGGGCATGTTTCTCGACCCGCCCTACGGCACGGCGGCCGATCGCGATTCGCACCTGTACGTCAAGGAATCATTGACCGTCGCCGCTGACGTGCTGGCGTGGTGCGTCGAGCACGGCGACGACCCGAAAATGCGGATCGCGCTCTGCGGGTACGACGGCGAACACGATAGCCTGCCCGACTCGTGGGAGTGCGTCGCCTGGAAGGCGTGCGGCGGTTATGGTGTGAGGACGTCGCGGGGTAGCGAGAACGCCAAGAAGGAACGTATTTGGTTTTCACCGCATTGCTTGCGGCCGGATGAGGAAGGACGTCTGTTTTAATTGATCCGTCAGTGATTGACCGTTGGAAATTGGAAATTCCTTGTTGGATATTGGACATTCAATCCGACGCCGAATATCCAATATCCAACAAGGAATGACCAATAACCAATAGTAAAGAAAGGAAGCCATGAGCAACCCCGAACACGGCGACGCGTGCGTGAACCCCGACGTGCCGACCTGCCCGGGGCGGTACCGCTGGCGGGCCGGGAACACGCGCGGCGTCCGATACATGGTCTGCAACGTGTGCAAGCACCGGCCCTATCGGCACGGGTTCCAATTCGATCCCGAGACGATCACGACGCGGGCTGTGGCGGCGAATGACGAATGACGAAATACCCAATGGGATCAGATGTGGCATTGGATTCTGGAGGATATGGATTACTCCATCCCGGAACCACCAAAAAAGGTCTAGCCCTATCCATATTCGGTTTTTCAAAATAAGTGGGCTAATAGCCCACAATTCTTGTTCAAGTCGCCCCGACTTATCTTCTACCGCCGCCGGCTGCGGGTAGAATGCCCGCATGAACGCCACGCGAACCGAGCATCTGTTTGAGCGCTGGCTGATCTGCATTCCCGGCTACATGCAGCGCCGCGGCGATCCGGGCGCGGGTGTGCCCGCCCTGCACCGGGAATTGTCGGCCGCGTACAACGGCCCGACCTGCCGGGTCGACCTCTTCCTGTGGGATTCCAAATGGCGCGACCTGGCCCGGTGGATCGATCAAAGCTCTATTCCCGATGCGCGAATCGACGTGTTCGCCTATAGCTGGGGCGTCGGCTTCGGCTTCTTGCGGCTGGCCAAGTATCTCCGCCGGCACGGCCGGGAGATTCAAAACGCCGTGCTCTGTGACGGCGTGGCCCACGTCGGGCCCGGCCTCGGGCCGTTTCACACGGCCAGCAAATCGCTCGCCTTCCTGCCCTGCTGGTCGATCCGGATCCCCGACAATGTTCGGGCCGTCCATCGCCTGCGCCAGGAAAACAGCCTCCTGCGCGGCCATCCGATCCACCGTGCCGACCCGAATCGCACCCGCCTGGCCACGCCAATCTACGACGTCCACCGCGTCCACGCGACGATGGACGACAGCCCGGCCTTTTTCGGCCTCTGCAAAGAGATTGCGGGGGGCCCCGAATGATCGCGCTTCGCGAACCCGAACCCAACCTGCGCGAAATGGCCGCGATGTTCGCCGTGATGCTCGGCGCGGGCTTCGTCCTGGCCGGCCTGGTCGTCGCCATTTGGGCGGCCGCCTACTATTTGCCCCGGCCCCGGCCCTTGCCGCCGACGACTTCGGCCGGCCGGCGCGTGGCCCCCGCTTCGCTCTGGGGGACCGATCCGGGCGCGGCCCCGCCGGCCGGCCCGTTTGCTTGTGATGTTTGCGACTTCCACCCCTACCCCCGACAAATGGAGAACCCTCGATTATGAAACGCGCGACACTCTACGCGGCCGCCCTGGCCGCCGTGCTGCTATGGCCGCCGGCCCTGCCGGCCCAAACCCCCGACGCCGCGTCTGCCGCTTGCCGGATCGATTGCGGTAGCTGTTGCATTGTCGACACGGACGGCTGCGGCAATTATCTGGCGACGACCGCGGCGCACGTGGTCGGCCGGAACAAAACGGCGACGATCTACATCGGCGGGAAAGAGTACACCGCGACCGTGATCGATAAGGCGGCGCCCTATTGTGCCGGCAACGATTGGGCCGTGCTGGCGTTTCGCGCCGATGAGGATCTGCCCGTCGTGCCGCTTTCGCGCGTGCGGCCGCTATCGGGCGACGACGCCAAGGTATGGTCGGCCGGCTTCCCGGCGGCCCGCGGCGAACGGTCCCAACAGATCAAGACGGGCGAAGTGTTCGGCCTGAATCGCAACGGCGGGCTCGTGCTCGACTACTGGGTCGCCGGCGGTACCAGTGGGGCCCCCGTGTTCAACCATGACGGCGTGGTCGGGATCATTACCCACGCCGACGACCGCGGCCGCGGTAGTTGTGTGGCCACGCCGCTGCTTGCCATGGCCGACCCGCCGGCCGATGAGTCGATCGACGAGGCCGGCTTGCGGGAAACGGGCCTGTTCGGACGCCGTAACCGCGGCGGCGATCGCGGACCCGACGGATGCGACAAAGGCGAAGGAAAAGACGACCCCGACGGCCCGGTCAAGACGCCGGCCATTATGGGCTCGGCCCGCCGGCTGGTCGAGATCGAAAAGGGCGTCGCCGCCAATGGCGAGGGTATCAACCAACTCGGCGCGATGCTTGCCGAACACGAAGCCCGGCGTCAAGCCGCCGTCGACGCCGAAGCGGCCCGGTTAGCTGCTGAAAATGCCGCCGACACGGTCGAGCGAGAAGACGCCACCGACTACACGCTTCCCGGCTTGGCCCTTGTCGGCGTGCTGTTTGCCGTCGGCGCCGTCGTCGCTTCCCTGCGGAGCGGAAAGGAGGCCGTCGTCGGCCATTTTCAAACCGTGCTGACCGAGTAAACCGAAAGCGGAAAGCGGAAACCTTAACTACCCCCTACTATTCGGAGTCAAAACGAAATGAACCTCGACCCCCAAATCCAAACCGGCCTGATCATTTTGCTTGCGATCGTTGCCAGCGTGCTCGGCTGGGCGCAGATTCGGCAACACGTGAAGAAACGGGCCGGCCAAGCGCTCGAACTCAAACGCAAGATCGACGGCTGGCAGCAAGAGTACGGAAAACTCGGGACCGTTTGCTCCCGCTGGCAACTGCCCGGAATGGCCCTGATTTGCGGTAAGGTGTCGAGCCTGGCCGCGGCCGAGACGATCAAAGCGGTTCGCGACCTGCGCAAAAAGGTATCGACCGACGCCGGAATGCTCGCCGCGCTGACCGAGTGTTTTTACTTCCAACTGCCCAAGCGGGCCGGCGCGGACAACGCGGCCGACCTCGACCGCCTAGCCGAAGCGGTGGCCAAGGAACCGGCGCTGATGGAACGGGTGATGGTGATCCACGGCCAAAACCTGCACGACGCGGCGATCGAGATCGAACAGGCCAAGGCGTACGCCGCGGCCGTAGCTGCCCCGCCGGCCGAACCGGTCGGCGACGCGGCTGGAAAGACAACATAATATGACCTTGGGTGTTGGGCGTTCCTTGTTGGATATTGGATATTCGACAACGCCCGAATGACCAACACCCAACAAGGAATTTCCAATTTCCAACGCGAAGGAATGGCGAAATGCAATTTCACCGGGAGCAAAACGACACGCACGGTCACCACCTGGTGGACGACGCCGGGCGGCCGCTGCAATTGCCGTTTGCGTTTCCCGAACACGCCGACGCGATGGCCAACGCCCTGAACGCGGCCAACCCCGACAACGGCCCGCTGGCGACCGATCCGGCAACCGCCGCGGCGGCGCCGTGCGTGACGCCGGAATGTGAGTGCGGGCGGGAGAATGACGAATAACGTATTGGGTGTTGGGCGTTCCTTGTTGGATATTGGATATTCGACAACGCCCCGAATATCCAACACCCAACAAGGAATTTCCAATTTCCAACGGAAGTGACGAGGCGAGGCAGCGATGCGAGTCCTATTCCTGTTGGCGACCTCGGCTACCTTGATCGGCGTGGGGGACGTGACCGACATGCCGTTTGCGAACTATGCGATCCAAGGCGGGGCGTTCGCCGTTTTGGTTTGGGTGCTTTGGTACTTGTTGACCAAGACGCTCCCCGGCCAACGGAAGGAATTCACCGCCGTGTTGGACGCGCTGGCCAAGCGGCAAGACAAGTGGGAAGCCGACCGGCGGGCCGATTCGGTGAAACTGAACGAAACACTCTGCGACATGACGCGGCACTGTGCCGGCCGTGACGCGGCGACGAAAGGCGATTAACGTGAGCCTCTCGACCGACCATATTGCCCACTTCGACATGAGCGAGACCGCCGGGGCGTCGCGGGTGGACGCTGTGAGCGGTTTGGTACTGGCCGACCTGGTCGGGACGGTCGGGCGCACCGACGGGACGTACGGCTACGCGGCCGACTTTCTCGAATCGTCCAGCCACCACCTGACCAGCAGCCACGCCAAGTTTGCCTTGCCTAGTGCGACGTATCCGGCGTTCTCGATCGGCGGCCTGGCCCGGCTGGACGACAAGACGACGCTGGCCAACCCGATGCTCGCCGCACGGTACGACGCCAACGACGGCGGCGGCGCCGGGCGGTTGTGGCACGTCGACTTCCTGAGATCGTCCGACAAGCTGCGGGCCGTCTGGAGCGACGACGGTTCGGCCGTGGATTTCGTCACCATCGACGCCCCGGCCGAGAGCGCTTGGTTCGCCTGGCTGTTGCGCGTGGACGCGTCGAGCGTAAGGTTTACGGTCAACGGCACGACGGCCAGCAGTGCGACCGGCCTGCCGATCCACCAGAACGCCGGCCCGCTGTTCTCGCTCGGTTCGTACACCTGGAGCGCCGTGGCCCTGGGCGAATGGACCGGCGCGGTCGACTATCTCGACCTCTGGCACCGTTTTCTGACCGACGCCGAAGCGGCCGACTACGCCGGCAGCGACGCCGGAAACTGCTGGCCGTTCTCCAACGTGCCGGCGGCGATTCATCATTACAAAATGGCGGGAGGATTATAGTCATGGCATTTGCTGGCGTACTGCGACAATCGACGGCCGTCGACGTGCTGATCGGGCCGTTCCTCGACGAGGACGACGGGAAGACGGCCGAAGGGTCGCTCACGCTCTCGGCGTCCGACGTCGGCCTTTCCAAAAACGGCCAGGGGTTCGCGGCCAAGAACGACGCCACCGCCTGCGCGCTCGACGAGGGCACGCCCGGCGGGTACTACAATTGCGAATTCGACACGACCGACACCAACACGTGCGGCGTCCTCACGGTTGCCGTTCACGAATCGGGCGCCCTGCCCGTGCGGTTCGATTTCCAGGTGGTGACACAAGCCACCTACGACGCCCTGTTCGCGTCGTCCGCGGCCGGGCCGGTCGTGCGGTCCGCGCATGCGCCGTCGGCGATGAGCGATTCGCTCGGCCAGGTGAGCGGCGCCTACACCGACGTCGCGACCCGCAATGCGGCCTACCACACGGTCCAGGACGAAGGCGCCGGCATGTCGTTGTCGTACCTGTTCAACACCGTGCTCGCGGCGCTGACGCCCGTCGCGCTGGAAGTTACCGGCCGGTACTACGGCGAGGCCGGCACGACGGTGCATGTCTATGCGTATAACTACTTGACCGCCGCGTGGGAACAACTATCGGACGACGCCACGGCGTTCACCCATAACGACACCGACCAGACGCGGCGGTTCGACCTGGACGCGGCGCACCGAAACGACGGCGCGGCCGAAATCCGATGCACGTCCGACACGGCCACGTCCGGCGATGCGCTGCGGCTCGACCAGGTCAAGCTCGTGGCCGCGACGGGCGAACCGGCACGCACGCAAGCCGGCATCGCGGACGCCGTCGGCGCGTTGTCGTCGATCGTCGCCGCCGCAACCATCGCCGCCGACTGGACCGACGGCGGCCGGCTCGACGTGATCCTCGACGCCCTGGCGACCAAAACGGGCTACAAGCTGGCGAGCGACGGCCTCGACAGCATTTCAACGACCGAACCGTCGGGCGTGGCGGCCAATTTCCGCGAAATGGTCGTCCAGACGTGGCGCCGGTTCTTCAAGAAGGCACGCAAGACATCGAGCGCCGTCGAGACGTACAAAGACGACGGGACCACGGTTGCCACAACGCAAGCAATCACCACCGGCGACCCGGAAGAGATCGGGGCGGCAAGTTGAAAGGGAAGCAATGCGCTATGAGCCACGCGCTGGCGCGGTTGGAGAAGCCCATAGCCCATAGCTCAAAGCTACAAATATGATTTCGATTCTGACCATTGTCGAAGTGGCGCCGCCGTTCGTGTTGGAGCCCGTGCCGACGGCCGAGGGCCTCGGGTGGTGGTTGGAAACGAACCGATTGCACTGGGAGGCACAAATGGGCGGGACCGCACGACAATTGCCGAGCAAGCGGCAAGCCGAGGTGCGGCACTGCGCCGTGTCGCTTGTCGATTTGCTCGACCAGGACCTCGACGCCGACGGCGTGCCGACCGGGACGTTGACCGAACAACTGGCCGGGCCGCCGACGGTCGAGGCGACCGACGAGAATCTGACGATTACCAGCGAAGTGGTCAATACGTCGGCGATCGACGTGGACGGCAAGTCCGTGCCGATCGGCGGCGCCGTGCAATTCACGGTCGCCGGCGGCGACGTCGGCCGAACCCGAATCACGATTACGTGCAACACCGACGCCACGGAGGCCCAAACGGTGGTCGCCGAGGTGGACCTGATCGTCGAGGCGTAAGCGATGACGACGACGGCGAAACGGCCGACACACTGGTGCAGCGCCTGCCGGACGACGCACACCGGTGTCGGTTGCCCGCGTCGCCGGCGGACGGCCGAGAAGCGGCGGGCGGCAAGCCGGGACGACAAGGCGTTTTTTAACTCCGACCGGTGGCAGCGATTGCGGGCGGCCTGCCTGGTGCGCGACTACTACGTTTGCCAGGCGTGCGGCAAACCGGCCGGCGAATCGGCCCACGCCGACCATAAGCTGCCGCGGGAAACGCACCCGGGATTGGCGTGGGACTTGGACAATTTGCAGACGCTTTGCGTGCGATGCCACACGAAGAAAACGAACCGGGAAACGGCGGCGACCAAATGACGCTTTCCGATGCGATCGACTCGAGAAATAGGAAAGATGCCAGGAACGGCGACAAGTGGACGACGCAAGAGCCCCGACCGGTCTGGACCGGCGCCGGCGGTGAAGCGTGCGCCGACGCCGGCGAACCTGACGAAAAACGAAAGGGCCATGTGGCGGGCCGTGATGGCCGGGCCGCTGGGCGGGCGGATCGCCGCCAAGAGCCCCGAGGCGGCCATGCTGCGCCAGCTTTGCGAACTGTACGACCTGTCGTGTCGGGCGATCGCGGCGGCCAAAGAGAAGCCGCTGGACGTCGACAACCGGCTGGCGGTCAAGCAGTACGGCGACGCGGTACAAAAGCTCGGGGCCAAGTTTGGAATAACCCCCATCGAGGCGGCCCGGGTCGCCGAATACTTCCCGCCGGAAGAGAAGCCGGAGGATTCGATTCCGGCGAGAGCAAGGGGCGCGGAAGAGGGAAGGCCGGAAGAGAAACCGGCCGCGGATTGAAATAAAATGATCGCAATCGACCACACAACCCGAGACTGGATTCGCAACGAATCCGACCAGCGGGCGGCGCGGGCCGGCTGCCGGGTGGACCTTTCGCGCGCGGCGAACGAATACGGCACGGGGATTTTGGATTTCATCGAGGGGCATTTGCGGCTCTACGAGGGCGAGTTTGCCGGCGAGTTGGTCGCGCTGATGGATTGGCAACGCGACTTCTTGACGCGGCTTTTCTGTTGGGTTCGGTGGTCCGACCACTGGGGCCGGGAGGTGCGGCGGTTCCGCAAGGCGTCGTTATGGGTGCCGAAGAAAAACGGAAAAAGCCCGCTGGCCGCGATGGTCGGGTTGTATCTGCTGTGCGCGGACGGAGAGAAAGGCCAGAAGGTTTTCAGCGCGGCCAAAGACGGCCAGCAGGCGGCCATCATGCACGCCCACGCCTTGGCGATGGTCGAGCAATCCGAGGCCCTCGGCAAGGTCTGCAAGATCAACAAATCGACCGGCAAGATTACGCACCTGCCGAGCCGGTCGACCTATACGATCCTGGCCGGAGATAACATCAAGGGCCAGGAGGGAATCAACGGCTCGATCATCATCGACGAAACGCACGTCGTCGACAAGCGGCTGGCCAAGGTGATCGAATACGCCGGCGCGTCGCGATCCGAGCCGATGCAATTGGAAGTCTCCACGGCCGGCGACAACCCCGACGGCTACGGCAAGCGGCAGTTTGATTATGGCCAGGACGTCGAGGCGGGAAAGATCGTCGACGAGGCGTTCTTGTTTCAATACCACGGCGCCGCGCAGGATGCGAACGACGACGATTGCCGAGAGCCGGAGGTGTGGAAGGCGGCAAACCCGAGTTGGGGGACCACGATCAATGGAGAAGAGTTTGCCGGCGTGTGCGAACGGGCCGGGCGGACGGTCGACGACTTCGCCACGTTCAAGAAGTACCGGCTGAACATCTGGCAGCAATCGACCAACCCGTGGCTCAAAGCGGGCGACTGGTCGGCGTGCCGGCGGGAGTTTTGCGAGGCCGACCTGGCCGGCGCGGTGGCCTCGTCGGGGTTGGATTTATCGAAAACGCAAGACATGACGTCGTTCTCGCTTGTGTTCCGCAATGACGACGGTAAGGCGTTTCGCGTGTTGCCTTATTTCTGGATGCCGGAAGAGACGGCCCGGGAAAAGAACCACCTGGCCAGCTTCCTGCAATGGGCCAGCGACGGGCACCTGATCTTGATCCCGGGCCGGACGATCAACCAGAACCGGGTGTTCGACGACATTGCCGAGATTGTCGACCCGTTCCGCACCGCGGCCGTCGCCTACGACAAGCTATACGCCGAAGAAATCACCGCCCGCATCGAGGCCGAACTGGGGATCGAGCGGGTCGAATTCTCGCAATCCATGATGAACCTGGCCGGGCCGACCGACACGTTCGAGGCGTTGGTTCTCGATGGCCGGTTGCATCACAACGGGCACCCGGTGCTCGGCTGGCAGGCCGGGCATGTCAACGTCAAGAGCGATAACAACGCGAATAAACGGCCGATCAAGCCGAAGAAAAACGACCATCGGAAAATCGACGGCATTATCGCCACCATAATGGGCCTGGCCCTGGCCGAAGCGGGCGACGAGGGCCGGAGCGTTTACGAAGATCGGGGGGTGCTGACGTTTTGACGAAGCCCAAACCGAAAGACGAAAGACACAAACGCGCGTGGGGCCTGGCCGACCTGGTCGCCGTCGTCTCGGCCGGCCTGGTCGCCGTCGGCCTTTGGTGGGTCTATCCGCCGGCGTGCCTGATCGCCGCGGGGGCCGGCGGCCTGTTCGGCTGCTATCGACACGTCAACAAGAGAGGAGCCGACCGTGGGAATCCTTGACTTTATTTTCCGGCGTGAATCCCGGGCCAGTATGGAAAACCCGGCGGTTAGCCTGCGCGACCCCGAAGCGTGGGACGAGGCGTTCGGGTCGACCGGCTCGACCGAGGCGGGGATCCAGGTGACGCACGCCGGGGCGCTCGACTATTCGCCCGTCTGGCAGGCCGTGGCGCTACTCTCGGGCGACGTGGCCGCCTTGCCCTTGGAAGTGTTCCGGCGGCTCGACGGCGGCGATCGGGAGCCCGACAAGCGGCACACGGCCTACGACCGGATCCGTTGGCAAGCGAACGAAGAAACGCACGCGTTCGACTTCTGGCGCACCGTGATGGTTCACGCGCTATTGTGGAATAACGCCTATGTTCACGCCCGCCACCGCGCCAACGGCGAGATTGAGGGCCTCTACCACCTATTGCCCGACCGGACTGCCCCGGTCCGCGTGCCGGGCAAGGCCCTGTTCTACGCCACCGAGATCGGGGGCAAACTGAAAACGGCCAAGGCGTCGAGCGTCTACCACCTGAAAGGGATTTCGATCGACGGCAGCGCCGGCCACGACATGGTCACCTCGGCCCGCAACGCGATTGCCTTGGGCCTGGCCGCGGAGAAGTTCGGCAGCAAGTTCTTCAAGAACGGGGCCCGGGCGTCCGGCATTTTGCAGACGCCGGCCGGGCTGAAAAACGAAAAGGCGGTCGAGCGGTTCAAGAAATCTTTCGACTCCGAATATGCCAGCCTGGACAACGTGGCCAAAACGATCCTGTTGGAAGACGGGGCCAAGTTTCACGCGACCACGATCAAGCCGGAAGAGGGCCAGTTTCTACAGACGCGGCAGGAACAGGTGCGCGACGTGGCCCGGTTCTTCAACGTGCCGGCCCACAAGTTGGGCGACTCGACCAAAACCAGCTATTCGAGTTTGGAACAATCGAACCAGGATTACCTCGATTCGAGCCTGGTGCCGTGGCTGGTGCCAATTCAAATGGAATGCCGGGCCAAGCTGTTATCGCCGGCCGAGCGGCGGGCCGATTCGCATTTCTTCGAGCACAACGTCAAGGCCCGATTGCGGGCCGACGTGGTGGCCCGGGCAACGGCCTACCGAATCTTTCGAGAGATCGGCGTCTCCAACGGCGACGACATCGCCCGGGCCGAGAACATGCGGCCGATCCCCGAAGCCGAAGGCGGCAAGACCTACTTCGTACCAAGCAACTGGATGCCGCAAGGGGCGCCGGCCGTGCCGGCCGGAATGACGAATACCGAACCACCCAATGACGAAGGCGACGACGCCGGCCGGCAATCTGAGGCCGCGGCCGGTTATGCGGCCGGGATTCTGGTTGCCCACCGCGGGCTTTTGATCGAGGCCGTTGGCCGCTCGGTCCGGCGGCTGGCCGTGAAGGCGAAGCGGGCCGCGGCGCATCCGGCAAAATACGCCGAGTTTGTCGAGCGGCTGCGGGCCGAATTCGAGCGGCTCGACGGCGGGCCGCACGACAATTGTCAGGACGACGTCGCGGTGGCCATCGGGCCGGCCGTGCGGGCCGTGTGCGCCGTGTTGGGCTGCGAACCGGCCGAACGGCTGCCGGCCGTGCGCGCGGCCGTTTTGGACGTCGTGGCGCGGTATCTCGACGCGGCGATGGACGCCACGCCGGAGAACCTGGCCCGCGCCGTCGACATGGCTTGCCAACGGATGGAACACGATGCGGCCCGTGCGGCTGCCGACGTGCTGATTACCGAGACAACCACCTATAGCGAGGTAGCTTGACCAATGGAAAAACGATATACACCCACCGGCCGGGCCCGGATCGAGACCCGCGCCGACGGCAAACGGATGATTGTCGGCTACGGGGCCGTCTTCTACGATCCGGACGACGAGGGGACCGAATACCAACTCTGGGGCGACACGGTCGAACGGATCGCCCCGGGGGCCTTCGATCGAGCCATCGCCGAGGACGACGTCCGCGGCCTGTTCAACCACGACGCCAACCGGCTCTTGGGCCGCACGGCGGCCGGCACGATGCGGCTTTCGGTCGACGCGGTCGGCCTGCGCTACGAGATCGACATCGACGAGGACGACGCCGACAGCGCCAGCGCCGCGCGGAAGATCGAACGCGGCGATTTGGACGGGTCGAGCTTTTCGTTCCGGGGCGAGCGGGTGACCTGGATCGACGGCGGCGACGACGGGCCCGAGGTGCGGCTCTTGGAAGCGGTCGAACTGTACGACGTCGGCCCGGTGACGTTCCCGGCCTACCAGGCGACCACGGCCGGCGTTCGGAGCGGCGGGGAAACGGACGAAGCCCGGGCCGGCTACGAGCAATGGAAAGCGGAGAGCGGCCGCCGGAAAGCCGAGGGGCTGAAAAAACGGGCTCGGGCCCGTCTTTGCGAGCTTGACTTGGCGTGACCTCTTGCTATAATCCCGACTGACAACTGAATAACTCCGCGAAAAGTGTTACCAATCTGCGGTTTGAGCGTTACACGCCAGCCGCCTTTTCGCGTGTTCGACAAGTGGACCGATCGTTAAACGGCCGTCTCTTGTCGGCGGTGGTTTCTCCAAATCATGGACCCATCGCCGTCGAGTGCCGGCCGTTTTTCTTTGCGCCTCGCACCCGGCGGCGAACAGCGCAAGGAAAAGAACCGTGGCAACTGCCCTGGAAATTCGCGAAAAGCGAAACAAGCTGACCGGCGAAATGCGGGAGCTGGCCGACAAGGCCCACGACAAGCCCGACGAGTGGACCGACGAGGACGAGGCCCGTTGGACGGCGATCAATGAAGACTATAACCGCCTGTCGCGCCAGATCGAAATGGCCGAGCGGGCCGAGGCGGTCGAGGCCGAAGGCCGGCAGGTGGTCGACGACCTGGACGCGATCGACGATGCCGAGACCCGCGACGCGGCCCGCCGGGCGCTCGAGAATGCGGCCGGCGGCGACGGCGACCAGGCGGTCACCGACGAGCACCGGGCGATGGCCATGCAGGCGTGGTGTCTGACCCAATTGGGGTGTGAGACCACCGACGCCCAACGCGACGCGGCCCGCCGTTGCGGCGTGAACCCGAACCGCAAAACGCTCGACGTCGGGCTCGAAACGCGCTACGACCGGGTGCGCCGGCTGGTCCGGGCTATGTCGGTCGGCACCGACGCGGCCGGCGGGTATACCTCGCCGACCGGTTTCGTGCCGAACCTCGAACAGGCCCTCTTGGATTTCGGCGGCGTTCGGCAGGTGGCAACCGTCCTGCGGACCGCGACCGGCAACGACCTGGAATGGCCGACGGTCGACGACACGGGCAACTCGGGCGCCCTGATCGCCGAGAACGTGGAGGACAGCGAGCAGGACGTGGCCGTCGGGCAGAAGACGCTCAACGCGTACAAGTACACGTCCAAGCTGGTGCGCGTCTCGGCCGAACTGTTGCAAGACTCGGCGTTCAACATGGCCATGATCCTCGGCTCGCTTCTGGGTGAACGGCTGGCCCGAATCTACAACACGCACCAAACGACCGGCACCGGATCGAGCCAGCCGAACGGGATCGTCACGTCCAGTACGGCCGGCAAAACGGCGGCCGCCGTGGCGGCCATCACGGCCGACGAACTGATCGACCTATTTCACAGCGTCGACCCGGCCTATCGGAATGACGCCGGGTTCATGTTCCACGACTCGGTCGCGCTGGCGCTTCGCAAGTTGAAAGACGGCGACAACCAGTACATCTGGCAGCCGGGCCTGCAAAGCGGGCAGCCCGATCGGCTGTTGGACAAGCCGGTCCAGATCAACCAGGACATGGCCGGCACGATCGAGGCGTCCGCCAAGACCGTCCTGTTCGGCGCGTTCAAGAAGTACGTCATTCGCGAAGTGGCCGTCGTCCGGCTCAAGCGGCTGGTCGAGCGTTACGCCGAGTACGATCAAGAGGGATTCGTGGCCCTCGGCCGGATGGACGGCGAACTGATCGACGCCGGCACGAATCCCGTCAAGCACTTGATTCAGGCCGCATCGTAAGCGGCCTTGGCCCAAGTGGAAACCACGCCACGTCGGCACCGATTCGCCGGCGTGGCCGCCGATGGGAGAACCGACCCGTGAAAGTGAAACTTCTGACCAGCCGAGCCGGAAACAACTTCGCCCAATCGATGGGCGACGTGATCGACGTTCCGGCGGCCGAGGGGAAACGGATGATCGACGCCGGCCAGGCCCAAGCGGTCCGCAAGCCGGCCAAGCGGCCGGCCGAGACGGCGACCGCCGCACCGGCCGAGAACGCGGCCGCCGATCCGACGAAAGGATAAGGGACACACGCCGTGCTGTCGATCTTCACACGCCCGACCATCACGCCGATTAGCCTGGCCGATGCCAAAGCGCAAATGCGCATCGACTCGACCGACGACGACGCCGAGGTGGACCGTGTGATGCGTGCGGCGGCCGAGTTTTTCGCCGCGTCGATCGCCGGCGGGCGAACCTGGACGCCGACCGTGTTCGACCTGACCGAGGGCGGATTCCCCTTGGGCCGGGATCGGCTCTACCTGCCGAGCCCGCCGTTGGCGAGCGTCACAAGCGTGTCCTATTACGACACGGCCGGCGACGCGCAGACGCTTGAAGAGACAACCGATTTTACCGTGATGGCGCCGAGCGACGAGCAAGGTTGGATCGTGCCGATAGTCAACACCTATTGGCCGACCACGCAAGACCGCGACGACGCTCTCACCGTGCGGTTTACGGCCGGCTATGCCGACCGCGACGCCGTGCCCGAACGGGCCAAACATGCCATCCGGCTGCTGTTCGGCCATTGGTGGGAGAACCGCGAAGCGGTGGCGATCGGCACGATTTCCAGCGAAATAGAACTCTCGGTCCGCACGATCGCCGAATCGCTCGGCTGGGGGTTCGTGGCATGAAAGGATTCACGGCCGGCAAACTGCGACACCGGGTGACGGTCCAGCAAAACGCGCCGGCGACGGTCGACGATGCCAACACACCGACCGATCGGTGGGTGACGTTCGGGCCGCGGAGCGTGGCGGCCGGCGTGGTCGACATGACCGGCACGGAGGGCGACGTGGCCGGCAAGACGACGGCCACGGCTTCGCACGTTGTCACGCTGCGGTACCTGGCCGGCCTGACCCGTGAAATGCGGCTCAAGTGGGGGGCCCGTTACTTGAACATCACCTCGATTGCCAACCCGGACGGCCGCCGGCGGTGGCACGTTCTGGTTTGCAAGGAAACGGCGGCATGATACGCGGCGGACCGGCGACCCAAAACACGACGGCCAGCGGGGTGACGATCAAAGGCGTCGACCGGCTGGAAAGGACGCTCGCCGCGTTCGGCCCGCGGGTGGCCAAGAAACTGAAACGAAAAGCGATTCGGCGGGCAGCCAGGATATTACTCGACGAGACCAAGGCCCAAGCCCCGGTCGACTCGGGCGAGTTGGAAGAGAGCCTGAGGCTTCGGGCAATGGCCCAATTCGGCCGGCGACGTCGCAAGGGCGTGGTGGGCGTGTCGGTCCAGACGTCCGACAAGCTGTTTGCAGGGGATCAATTTTACGCCGGGTTTCAGGAACTCGGCACGGTGAACATGGAGCCCAACGCCTTCCTGAGGCCGGCGTCCGACGCCGTCCGCGACCAGGTGGCGCAGAGGTTCCGTCACGAAGCCCGCAAGGCGATTGCGGAAACGGCACGGATGGAATGATCGGAGAGGTTAACCCATGCTCGTTAACGGCGTAATCCAACACCTGCTTGCGACCACCGCCGTAACGGATCTAGTATCCGACCGCGTGCGGCGCGGGCGGATCGAGCAAGGCGACCCGCTGCCGGCCGTGCGGGTGGCGGGGATCGGCGGCGCGGGCGACGAGACGCTCGACGGCGACGACGAGACGGCCAGCGGTCGCGTGCAGATCGACGCCTACGGCGGCACGTCGGCCGTGGCGGCCACGCTGGCCGAGGCGTGCCGCCGCGCGATCCACGGGCAACGGGCGCAGATGGGCGACGTGCTGGTCGACGGCTCGCACCTGACCGCCGGGCCGCGCGATTTGAAAGAACCGGCCCGGGACGGCAGCGACCGGCCGCTGTGCCGCGTGATGATCGAGTTTCGAGTTACCTATTCAAGAACCCTGGTTACGTAAAGGGCCTTTGACATGACAAGCAAAAGCGGCCGAACCGGCAACGCCGGCACGTTCGTTCTTTCGACCGACGGCGCGTTCTCCGAAATCTACGAGCTGGACCCGGGCGGGGCCGAGTTGCCCGTGATCGAGGACGACGTGCTGGCCACCACCGGCAACGTGCCGAAAGAGCCGGGCGACCTCGACAATTGGGACCCGCTCGAATTGGAAATTTTTTGCGACCCGGATAACCCGCCGTCGCGGGGCACGGTCCAGACCGGCACGATTACCTACCCGGTTCCCGTGGGCGGCGAGACCGGCGCCACGCTGGCCGGCACCGGCTTTATAGCGAAAGTGAAGCTCGGGGCCCTGGTCAACAACCAGGTCCGCAAGGCCCGCGTGACCTGGAATTGGGACGGCAAGACGGGGCCGACGTTCACGTCCAGTACGTAATGGAATGACGAAATCCGAAACACCCAAGCCAGAAAGAATGACGAATAAGGAACCAACAATGCCCACCCCCGAACAACTCAAGATTGTGCCGCACGTCGGCGACGACGGAACGCGGTTTGACCAGAACCAGATTTTCCTCGGGAAGAAACGGCTCGGCTATTGCGGCACCAAGCCGGGCCGGCCGATCAACCTGATTGTGAAGGTCTCGCCGGAGTTGAAAGCCGGCATCGAGGCGTTGGTCGAACGGGAAATCGGCGCGCCGAATAAGACGTCCGTGGCGCCCGAGGTGGTCGAGGACCCGGACGGGGATGAATGACGAAATCCGAAATACCCAAGCACGAATGAAGCCCAAAGCCCGAAGTCCGAAGGGTTTAGTCATTCGTCATTGAGGCAACGCGATGCTAACCAAAGCCGAGATTTTGAAAGCCGCCGCGGCCCGGATGGGTGCCGAGGCGGTTCCCGTGCCCGAGTGGGACGGCGATGTTTTCGTCCGGAGTATATCGAGCAAGCAACGCGATTTGCTCGACGAGATTTTCCGGTCCGGGACCGACCGCGCCGACGCGTGGGTCGGCGTGCGTGCGACCGTGGTCTCATGGAGCCTATGCGACGCCGACGGCGTGCCGCACGGCTACACGCCCGAGGAAATCGCCGTGCTGGCCGATGCGGACGCCGGGCCGATCGAGCGGTTGTTCGACGCGGCGTCACGACTGAGCCGGCTGGGAAAACACGACGTCGAGAAGCTGGAAAAAAACTCCGAAGCGACCCGCGCAAACGCTTCTGGTTGAAGCTGGCCCGCACTCTCGGCATGACCTACCGCGAATGCCGCGAAAGGGTCGACGCGGCTGAGCTTGAATTGTGGCGGGCAGAAGACCGGATAGAACCGATCGACGGCTGGGGCCAAGCGGGCGCGATTTGCTCGACCGTCGCCGGCTCACGCGGCGTGCGAATCGACCCGGACGCGTTTATCCCCGGCCGGGCGGCCGAGGTGGACGACGGCCGGGAACGGATCGGCGGCGCGGATTTAGAGGCCCACCACCGGGCCGTATACGGGTAATGACGAATGACCATTCTCGATGAACTCGCCGTCAACGTCGTCATGTACACCGGGGGCCTGGCCCGCGGCGCGACCAAAGGCGCCGGGTATCTGGGCAAGCTGACCGCGGCGACCAGCAAGAGCCGGCTGGGGATGATCGGCTGGGGGGCGGTGGCTACCGCGGCCGCCGCCGCGGCCGCCCGGGCGTTCGCGCGGATGCGGCAAGAGGCCGAGGTGCTCGACAAGATCGGCAAGACGGCGGCCAAGCTGGGCATGGCGACCGACGAGCTGATGGCCTTGCGGTTCGCCGGCGAGCAGACGGGCGTCGAGAACAAAAAGCTCGACATGAGCCTGCAGCGTATGACCCGCCGGCTGGCTGAGGCGGCCAAAGGCACGGGCGAAGCCCAAGGGGCGATTCGCGAACTGGGGCTCGATGCGGCCAAGCTGAAAGCGGCCGGCCCGGCCGCGGCGCTTTACGAGATCGCCGACGCGTTCGAGTCCGTCGAGGCCCCGGCCGACCGGGTGCGGCTGGCGTTCAAGCTGTTCGACGCCGAGGGCGTCGACCTGGTCAACACGCTGGCCGCCGGCTCGGCGGGCCTGAAAGAAATGGCCGACCAGGCCGCCGCGCTCAACCAGACGCTTACCACCGACCAGGTGGCGGCCGTCGAGGCCAGCAACGACGCGTGGAACCGGTTCGAGAAGGCGCGCAGCGGGTGGTGGAAACAGTTTACGGCCAAGATGGCGCCGGCGATGGAATCCATGGCCAACGAGTTGACATACGCCGTCTCGGGCGAGAGTTTTGGTGCGAGCCACGCCTCGTTCGGGCCCTGGGAGGACGGTGTGGCCGATGCGGCCGCCGCCACGGCCGCCACGGCCGAAGAAATGGCCAAGATGGAAACGGCCGCGGGGAAGATTGCCGAATCGACCATCCGGCCCCTGGAACGCCTGGCCGCCGAGCAGGACGAAATCAACCGCCTCTATCGGGAAGGCGTGCTCGACGTCAAGACGTGGCATCGGGCGCTCTCGGCCAATAAACGGGCCATGTTCGACAGCTCGATCGGCGGCGAAGTCCACAAGGTGACTATGGCGCTGGGTAAACAGATCCACCTATGGGGCATGAGCCGCGAAGAAATCCAGCTTTGGGAGTTGAAAGCCCGGGGAGCGAGCGACCGGGCCCTGGCCGATGCGCGGTACTACATGGGCAAACTCGCCAAGCTGCGCGAAGACCAGGCGGCCGCCGAAAAGCAAGCGGCCGAAGCGGCACAGCGGCGGGCCGACATCGAGAGCCGGGCCGCGTCGGTGCGTTCCGAGGTAATGACCGACCTCGAGCGCGACGCCAAGAAGCGCGACGACCTGAAAGAACTGCTCGACGTCGGGGCGATCGACCGGAAGACGTACGCCCGGGCGATTGCCGCGGCCGATGCGGACCTCCGGCGCGACGTGTTCGGATTCGATACGCCCGGTTCGACCGCGGCCGCCGCGTCGCGCGGGCCGGCGGGGATGGACAAAGGAAGCGTCGAGGCAATCCGGTTTCTCAACCAGACGCAAACGGCCGGCCAACGCCGAGAAGCGCGGCAACTGGCCGAACTCGAAAAATTGAATCGAAACATCGTCCGTGTAGTCGATGCGATCGACCGGCAAGAGCCGGTCCGGATCGAGGAAGTGGGGGCCAACGGATGACGGTTACCAGCGTTCAGGTCGAACGGTTCAAACAGGCGCGGGTCACGGCGACCGGCGAGCGGTTGTTTTCGGTCGACCTGCGCGTCTGGACGAACGACCCGGACGACGGCGGCCTGACTGTGCTTTCCGATTACCGGATCCCGCGGCCCGATTCGGTCTACGCGATCGGAAACGACATCGACTTGGGCGCGTTCGCCGGCGAAGCCGTGGCCGACCTGATCGACGTGCGGCAATCGCGAAAGCGGTGGCGGGTGACGATCCCCTTTTCGAGCCAACCCCGCAAGAAGGGCGACGACAAGCAGTACGACAACCCGCTGGAAAAACCGCCCCGGCGGAGCGGCGGGTTTCGCGTGTTTCAAAAGGCGCTCGAGAAAGACCTCGACGACAAGCCGTTCACGAACTCGGCCGGGGCGCCGTTCGACCAGCCGTTCACGCAAGACGACGGCAACCGGACAATGCAGATTGTCACGAACGTGGCGATGATCGACTTCGCCGTGTTCGACGAGATGGTTTATTGTTG